AGTATTAAACAATATTGCCGCAGTAATTACAGGTGGTACAGGAAATAATAATTTCCAACTTGCAACTGCAATACCAGAAGTAAGTGGTACTATTACAGACATTGTTGTTACAAATAAAGGTGATGTTGATCCAGCAAACGATGTAGGTTATCAACATCCAGTAGCATTTGCGGTAACATATACAGATAGACCAGATGATCCAGTAAGAGTTGGTGGTGATACAGACGCTACCGTAACTGGAACATTAAATGGTTTCTTAAGTTCAATAATAGTTGATACAGCAGGCGCAGGCTATGGTGAAGCACCTAGTGCAACCGTTGCCGCTCCAGACTTACAACTTAATACCACAGCAAGTGGTACAGCAACCGTTGATATTAATGGTGCAATTACAAGTATATCATTAACCAATAACCAAACATTAACAACTGGTAGTGGACGAGTTGTTGCATCAGACACGAGTATTGATGCTAACAACTTATTAACAAGTCCAGGTGCATTAGATACAAACGTAAATGTTACAATGGAACATGTTAATAATGGTGGTAATACAAATCCAGCAAATTATGCTACATTTAATATTACAAGTGATAACTTTGTATATAAAATTGAACTTGATAATGCAAGTGGTGGTACATACCAAGATGGTAAACCAGCAATTGGCTTTGTTTATACGTCTGGTGGTGCAGGCGTTGTAGCAGGTTCGTCATATGAAGGTGAATTGACAAGTATTACAGTAAGTTCACCAGGTAATAATTACCAAACAGTACCAACCGTACAAATTGTAAGACATGGTAGTGATACCCTTACTACAGATGGTGCGGCTACTGCAAATATTATTGGTGCTATTGCTTCATTTAACGTATCAGCAGCAGGCGCAGGATACAACCAAACTCCAACAGTTCAGTTGGTTGGTAATACCAGTGCAAGTGCTTACGCAACAATTACTGGTGTATTGGATAGTATTACAGTATCACAATCAGGTTCAGGTTATACTGATGCTAGAAATATTTCGGTTAGTATTTTGGGTGGCAATAATGATGCTACTGCCGAAGCAAAAATTAATGGTAAGGTTACTGGCGTTTCAGTTCTTAATGGTGGCTCAAATTATCAGAGTGCGCCTTCCGTAACACTAACAGGTGGTGGTGCTGATGTATCGGCTCAAGTTATTGCCGCAATCAAAGGCCCATTATCAAGTGTAACAGTTGATCCTAATAATAAAGGTTCAGGTTACACGAGTGCACCAACAATCAGTTTCACAGGTGGTGGTCAAACAGTACCAGCAAGTGCAACAGGTACAATTAGTGCAAGTGTTACAGGATTTACGATTGTTAATGCCGGAACAGGTTTTACAGCAACACCAACAGTAACATTAAGTGGCGGCGGTGCAAGTTCACAAGCAACTGCAACGGCCGGTATTAATGTTGTTCTTAGTAGCATTACGATAGGTGCTGGCGGAACGGGTTATACATCCATTCCAACAGTTTCAGTATCAGGTGGTAATCCAACAACTCCTGCAACTGCAACGGCTGTTATTAACAGTTTTGTAAGTGGTATTACAGTTACAACAGGCGGAACAGGATATGTAAATATACCAACCATTACAGTTAGTGGTGGTAATGGTACAGGCGCTACTGCAACTGCAACAAACAATATTTCCGATATTGCATCGTTTACTATTGTTGATCCAGGCAGTGGTTATGTTGCCGTTCCAACAATCACACTTAGTGGTGGTGGAGTATCAAATAGAACCGCAAGTGCTGAAATTGAAGCAGGAAAAGTTGTAGCAGTAACATTGGGTGGAACACCAGATACAGCCTTAACAGGCGGTGTAAGTGCTTCAGTACTTGGTGGTGGTATGCCTACAAGCGGATCAATTTATGCTAGAGTAATTCCAGAAGAAGCAAGTTTTGCATTACGCTCATTTGATGGAATTTCAGCAGCCAGTCAGGCTATTACAACTGGTCCTAGTGCAAATGAATTATCTGCATCTTCCACAGGTGCACCGGGTACAAATCCAGATGGTACATTGTGGTATGATGGTAACATTACATTAGACTTATATAAACAATCTGCAGGACGATGGGTTCCACAAGCAGTTTCAAAATTTGGAACAAAAGAACCATCGGCTCCAGCAGGAGGAGATATTTGGATTGATACAACAGACCTAGATAGTTTTCCATTAATTAAAGAGTATGCAAACAATGTATGGGTAATTAGAGATAATACAGATCAAAGCACACCAAATGGTGTTGTATTTGCTGACTTAACATCAACAGCGGCAGACCAAACTAACAATGGTGGCGCAACTGGTGTAGATAGTAATGCTCCAGATCCAGTATTATACCCAGCAGGTACATTGTCCGTTAACTTAATTCATTCAGGATTGGTTGTTAAAGAATACAATGCGGCCAATGCGGGTGCATTTAAATGGCGTTCAGCAAGTGGTACAAAAGCAAACGGCGCAGGTAATTTTGGTCGTAATGCTCAACGTGCAGTAGTTGTTAAGAAGATGCAAGCGGCATTAGTAGCAACTAACTTAAGAGCTGAAACATTAACATATAACTTGATTGCATCTCCTGGTTATCCAGAATGTGCAGACGAGATGTTAGCATTGAGTGTAGATAGAAAAGAAACTGCATTCTGTGTTATAGATACACCATTTAGATTAGCACCAACAGGCGTAACTGCATATATGGCAGGAACCGGTGGAAGTGAAAACGGTGAAGATGCCCTTATTACTAAAGATAGTAAAATGGCAGTTTACTACCCATCAGGGTATTCAACAAACACCGATGGTTCAACAGTTGTTGTTCCTCCAAGTCATATTGCACTTAGAACTTATGCTGTTAATGACCAAGTTGCATTTCCGTGGTTTGCACCAGCAGGTTTAACAAGAGGTGTTGTTTCCAATGCAACTAATGTAGGCTACATTGACGATGAAAACGAATTTGTAGCAGTAGCATTGAACCAAGGTGAAAGAGACACACTTTATGCAAACAAAGTTAATCCAATCGTTAACTTCCCAGGACAAGGTTTAATTGTTTTCGGTCAGAAAACATTAAGTCCTGCAGAAAGTGCATTGGATAGAGTTAATGTTGCTAGATTGGTAGTTTATATCAGAGAAAGACTCGAGTCACTAGCAAGACCATTTGCTTTTGAGCCAAATGATGAATTAACTCGTGCAAACGCAAGAAATGCTGTTGAGAGATTCTTAGCAGACATTTACGCAAAACGTGGATTATTTGACTTCGCAGTTGTTTGTGATACTACAAATAACACGGCTGGCAGAATTGATCGCAACGAATTATATATTGATGTTGCTATTGAACCTGCAAAAGCCGCAGAATTCATTTACATTCCAATACGTGTAGTAAATACAGGTACTTTATAATATATTAACTTAATTAGCCCGGTGGTTTAAACTATCGGGTTAATGCATTTTGGGAGAATCCAATAAATACTAGAAACGATTTGTTGGAGATTTTTACATGGCAAATTTAACAAAATTTGGTGTACCATTAGGTAATACAGTTACTCCGGTTATTATGCCTAAATTGGCGTATAGATTTAGAGTAACATTTGTTAACTTAGGTGGAAGCGGAGAAAATTCGATAAAACTGAGTAACCAATTAATGTCAGTAAGCAAGCCGAATTTGAGCTACGATCCGATTCAAGTTGATGTCTATAACAGTAAAATTTTCATGGTTGGAAAACATACATGGGAAACTGTTACAGTTACTTTTAGAGATGACATTAGCAACGAATCTGTTATTGCTCTTAACAAACAAATCCAACTTCAATTAGACCATGATGCCCAAAGTGCCCCCACCTCGGGAGCCCAATATAAGTTTCAAACGGTTATTGAGACTTTAGACGGCACAAATGGTGATTCATTTGATTCAGACAGTAATGTGTTAGAGTCATGGAAGATGTCGGGTTGTTTTATTAGTAGTATTAATTATGGTGAAATGGATTATGCAAATAATGCAATTCAGCAAGTAAGTACAACTATTCAATATGACAACGCAAGTCATGAGGCTGGAACACTTGACGGCAATGATATAAACACATTAACTGGCCATTCATTACCAGTATTACAATCTAATAGCTCTGCAACATCTTAATATAAACTTTATATAGGGGTTAATGCATGGCATTTTTAGGTAGGATTCTGGGTAATTACGCAGATCAAAGTTTTGAAAATATGGTTCCATCTGGAGCCTCTGCGACCGCTTTACCCAGGAAAGCATATCAATGGACTTTAGGTTTAGAAATTTATCCACCTGAAGGTAGTAATCAGTCAGATGACCCTAAAGCAGGTGAAGAAGAAACTTCACTTTGGGAAGACGCAAAAGCATGGGGGGAAGAAGCATTATTTGGTTCAGATCCCCCAGATCCAAATAAATTTCAAGATATAGGTACTCTTTTCAAACGAGCCGTTCTTGTCCCCCAATCTGTACAATTACCACAAACATCAATTGATAATACATTAATGAATCAATATAACAGGAAAAGACTTGTACAAACAGGGCTTCAATTTTCACCAGTAACTATTACATTTTATGATACACGGGATAATCCGGTTACAATGCTAATAATGCAATACTTGAATTATTACTGGAAAAATTTTAGAGTAGATCTTGATGGTTCTAATACAAACTTATCAAATACTGGAGCAAAGGGAGCAGAAATTACACAAGCGATGTCTATAACAGAAGACGCTTATGAAAAAATAACATCTGCATCTGATGCTTTTGGTTATCATTTACCAAACTATAATGAAATGACAGCAAAAATAGATGGTATTCGCTCACGTTCAAATGTGGGTGGTAGAAATAAGTACTTTTTTAGACGAATTTTTATTAATAAAGAACATGGTGCAAGTTCATCATATGTTCGTAAAAATAACCCAAAACGAATTAGTCATATATTATATCATCCAGTAATTACAGATATATCATCTAGTGATTTAAGTTATACAGATAATGGATATATAACATATAGTGTAACTTTTGCATACGAAAATTGGTCAGTATATGATCATGGCGATGCAAAAAATTCAAGCAGTTTATATGATACTGCTTCAGATTACTTTAGTAGTTAGGATTTTAATATGGCAGTAGTAGCAACAGCAAATGAAGGAAGTTATGTTAGTACACTATTAACGAGTAGTGATAGCGTCGTTGTGATTGATGATATTGAACTTGGATTAATTAAAAAAACATTGCTTGATAATGGAACAAACGAAAGTGTAGTAACAAACTTTGCTAAAGAGATAATCCTAATAGCAAAAACATTAAAAATGAATGCCCAAGATTTAGCCACCCAAATTGTTGAAGGTGCTATTGATTTTGATGATCAAATTTATACAAATTTAAATGCAAGTCGTAACTTAACTAGTAAAATAGGTAAGATTAACTTAGAGCAAAATGCTCCATTAGTAACTGAATTATTTTTTTAAGATGAAAAATGCCAAAGTATCAACAAGGAATTTACACACCAACAAATCCAACCAAGTATGTTGGAAAACATGATCCCAAATACCGTTCTGGTTGGGAACTCGTGTTTATGCGGATGTGTGATAACCATACAGGCATTATAAAATGGGCATCAGAAGCAACTAGAATTCCATATAGAAATCCATTTACAGGCCGTATAAGTCATTACATACCAGATTTTTTTATTGTTTATCAAGATAAAAACGGTAAATCTCATGCAGAAATTGTAGAAATTAAGCCAAAAGCACAGAGTAAATATATGGAAGGTCAAAAGCGTACTGATAGAAATGCTTTTGTATTAAATGTAGCAAAATGGCAATCTGCTGATGAATGGTGTAAACGTCAAGGTATGAAATTCAGAGTAGTTACAGAAGCAGATATATTTAAAAACGTAAAGGGAAAATGACAGAAAAACTAGAACAACTGTTTAATTTGCCCCCGGCAGAAACAGACGAGCAAATAAATTTAGATGATGTAAAGTTGGAAGTAGATGCTGACGCATTACCAGCAATAACAGAACCTATATCACAAGAAGTAATGGATACTGGGTTTAAAATTGATGCGGCATTAGATACTGTTAGAAATTTACAAGATTCAGATCTTGACATGGATGACCTTGCTAAAAAAGCAACTGATGCATTTGATGATCTATTAGATTTAGCAAACAATGTAGAAGACAGACATGCTGGAAAAATATATGAAGTTGCCAGCACAATGCTTGGAAATGCAATAACTGCAAAACAAAACAAACAAGATAGAAAATTGAAAACAATCGAGTTACAATTAAAGAAATTAAAACTGGAATCTGATAGTAAAGACCCAGTTGTAAAACAAGTAATGAATGATGAAGTTGTTATAAATACTAGAAACGATTTGTTAGCAAATCTATCTGCTTATAAGGGTTAAAAAACTGATGAAAGATTTTCGCACATACGTGGCCGAGGCTAAAAAAGTTAATGAATATAAACTCAGATTAGCTCTAAATGAGTTGACAGATTCGGCTAATGTAGGTAAAATAAAGCAATATTTAGAGCAATATGGATTACATGGATTTAAAAATCCTAATAAAACAATAATCCAAAAGAGCCCAATGGGACTTAAGACTCATAATGCTGAAGTTTTCATTGTTGAGTTTTCAACGGATGTTCCATTAAGTTTACAAAAAGCACGACAGGATTTATGTCATGCATTAAATGTTAATGAAAACTTCTTAATTGTTAATGATAAGAACCATGTATTAGAACAAGAAGAAGAAGAGGCTCAAGCAAACGAAACATACGAAACCAAACTTAGTACTTCAAGTGAATACAGTAAAAAAGAGATAGATGCAGTAGATGGTCCACAACAATTTGGTAACGAATTCGTTGATGCTTTCTTAAAAGAGATGGAAGTAGATAGAAAAGAACGTGAAAAAGCCAGCACAGGAGCAGAGGTTCCAGCATGACAAATACTGTACTACCAACAAGTAATCCAGCAGTAGAAGATATTAAAGACCTTGCCCGAAAATTAAATGAATTAATGGGTGACGACAAAGACAAAACTGATGTTATTGAACTCCCACCAGTTGAAGATGAAGATGCTGATCCAGTTGGAGATGGCGGTGATCAAGATGAAAGACCAGACTCAAAAGAAGGAAAACATTTAAACAAAGTTAAAACTTTATTAAATCGTATTGAAATTTTGTCTGGTAATGAGTTTTTTGACACACAAGATAGAGCAAGGTTAATGAACATCGTTAAAAAGATGTTACAAGGTGATAATGTACCATATAATCATGTTTATATTTTAATTGATATGTTGCTAAAATTTTTAGAATTCTTAGAGCATGATAATATGGTTGTAATGCGATTAGTTTCGTACTTAAAAAATAAAGAAAAATTTGACTATTAAAAGGATGGTATAATGGATATCACTATACAAAACGCTTCTGTACAAGATATGGACAGACTAATGAAAATGATTGACGGTATGTCTGATGAATCACCAGCAATGCCATCTGATGACGACGCTCCAATGGGAGGCGGTTGTTCTGTCTGTGGAGGTGATGACCATGGAGACCACGACCATCCACATGATGATGCTTCACCTGAGCCAAGCCCGTGCGGTGGTGACGATGAGCCGGCCGACAATGCAATGATAATGCGAAAACACATGGGTATGCTTGCAAATGCTGCAAATGAAGTCGAAGAGCGTCTTGGAAATGCACCAGCAAATACAAATGATGGAGCACCAGATGTCAAAGGTGACACCCATACTGATTATAGTATTAGAGGTGCAACAAAAAAACATCATGCCTCAACAATTTCAGGTGATAATCCATTAGAAGATATTAAAGAATCAGAAATGTTTGAACGATATACTGGTTTTACTGGTAGAGATATATCTATAGACTTATCTAAAAAAAAAGATGAACTAGACGAAGCACCCCCAAATCAAACCGGAGCCGCAGTACAAGCCACTCAAGCACAACAGGCGGCAAATGCACCAGCACAATCACCCACACAGGGCGCCGCACCAGCACCTGCACCACCTGATCCAAAAGTTGCTCAACAAGCAAAACAACAACAGGTAGCCGCTCAAAAAGCAGTTGGTGAATTAGCCACAGCCTCAAAAGAACTTGCGGGACATATTAAAACTATGCAAACTATAGCCCCAGGACTTGGTATGGATGTTGCTAAAGATCCAGAAATACAAGCAATGCAACAACTTGCTGGTAATTTAGATGCAAAAGCAAAAGCAACAGCCGCGGCCGCAAAGCAAATACCTGATCCTACAAAAATAGCACAACAAGCACCAGCAGGACCTGCACCCGCAGTCGCACAAGCCGCACCACCAGCCGCAGGAGCACCGGCACCGGCTACAGCATAATAAATAATTTTTATGTCAACAGTAGATACTGGATTAGTAAAAAAGCCGCATCAAACGGAACGGTATACACAAGGTCAAGTTGATGAATTGGCTAAATGTATTCAAGATCCTATACATTTCATTAACAGTTATATTAGTATACAACATCCGTTAAAAGGCAGACTTCAATTTAACTTATTTGATTTTCAACGAACTCTGATTGAAACATACCATAATCACAAATATAGTATAACAATGATGGCACGGCAAACTGGTAAGTCAACTACTGCCGCGGCATACTTGTTATGGTATGCAATGTTTAAACCTGATAGTACAATACTTGTTGCTTCTAACAAGTATGCTAATGCTCAAGAAATAATGACTAAATTGCGATTTGCTTATGAAACTTGTCCAGATTTTTTACGAGCAGGGTGTATTGCATATAATAAAGGTAGTATAGAATTTGACAATGGATCACGTATACTTGCTCAAGCAACAACAGATAACACAGGTAGAGGCATGAGTTTAAGTTTGGTTTACTTAGACGAGTTTGCATTTGTTCCACCACGTATAGCACAAGAATTTTGGACTAGTATTTCTCCTACATTAAGTACAGGCGGAAGTTGTATTATTACAAGTACACCTAACCAAGATGACGATCAATTTGCACGTATTTGGAAAGAAGCAACCAATTGTTCAGATGAATTTGGTAATGAAACTGAAACTGGAATAAATGGATTTAAATCATATCTTGTTAAATGGGAGGAACATCCAGAGAGAAATGATGAGTGGGCAAAAAAAGAAGAAGCAAAAATAGGTGAAGAGAGATTTAGACGTGAACATAATTGTGAGTTTATTGTTTGGGATGAGACACTAATTAAGCCTATAAAGTTATTAGACTTGGGTGGTATTGAACCTTTATCTAAACAAGGGCAAATACGATTCTTTAAGCATATTGATAAAGAGAAAAAGTATTTTATGGCGTTAGATCCAGCAATGGGTACTGGTGGGGATAATGCCGCGATTGTATTGTATTCAGCACCTAGGCTTGAACAAGTAGCAGAATGGCAACACAATAAATCGAATGTCAAAGAACAATTATTAGTTATGAAAACTATGTTAGATCATTTGATAGAACAAGGTGTTGATGCAAATAACATTTATTGGAGTGTAGAAAATAATACGTTAGGTGAAGCAGTAATCCAGTTAATAAATGAAATGGGTGAAG